GCGGGTCGCGCTGGCGGGTCGCGCTGGCGGGTCGCGCTGGCGGGTCGCGCTGGCGGGTCGCGCTGGCGGGTCGCGCTGGCGGGTCGCGCTGGCGGGTCGCGCTGGCGGGTCGCGCTGGCGGGTCGCGTTATTCGTGTGTCCGAAAAGCACAAACCCCACGCCACGACTCTTAGAGTCGTGGCGTGGGGTCTATTCTCTTCGGGTGATTTGGTGCTTCTGCAGGTCTAGGTCGGCTCGCCTACCTTGATTGTGTAGATTGGCAAGTCTGGTTCCTCTTGTTCCACTACTTCGATTGTCGTGTGGTCCCGCGAGTCGCGCCACGACTGCCCGTACGCGACGGCGGACCTAAGCGAAAGCCCCGGTGGGAGCGCGACAATGCCGGTTAGGCCGCGCGCGCGGATTCGTAGCGCGTACCGCGTCGAGCGGCTCACGACTCCACCTTCACGACGAAGCCACTGGCATCACTGCGCGCTTTGCCTTTGGCGCGAAGGCCAACCACCACACCCCTTGGGTCAAGAAAGCGCAAATCGTGCAAATCACCATCGATAACGCGCGCGCCTCGATAGGTGGTCGGCAGGTCGTGACCGCGCGCTACCGCGAAGGGAACCGCCACATTGATGCCAGCGGACAACGCGCGCGCGCCCATTGACAAAGGTACGGTTACAGGGTCGTAAGACAATGTAACGTGCAAGTTTGACGGGATGCGTTCCGAAAGCGCATGACTGTACACCTTTGTGTAGTCATAGAATTGAATCGAAGGGAAATCCTCTGCCAATTCCACCGAATCGCCCACTAGGTCACTCGTTCCGTTGGGGCGCACGACGAGCGTAAGACCCGCGCGCCGCGCGCGTTCGTTGGCGCGGCGGATTTCCTCGCGGCATGCATCCATGTGCGCCGCTTTGTCCGCCAACCTCCACGCGGTACGCATGCGCCGGGTTTCGTTGATTTGGGCGAAAATTGCCGCTCTTCCCGCCGTGTACAGACATGCCGCGACGCAAGCGCCCGCTCGCGGGCAGACGTTGACGCCGAGCCCGCTATCATAGTGCGGGGCTAGGTATCGAATTGCAGTGAGATAGCCCAACGACTCTCCCTTAGAGGTTTTCGCGTTTTCAAAGGTAAAGATATTCACGGGTCTTGGCTCCGGTTTCAGGTTTGGGTTTGGGTTTGGGTTTGGGTTTGGGTTTGGGTTTGGTTTGGGTTTGGGTTTGGGGTTCGTGCTACTCGATTTCAATGCGCCCCATCATTAGCAATTCCTCGCACCCATAGACGCGATGCGCCCCGCATGCCTCGCATTCGTACTGCCGCGCGTCTGGCTCAACCCCGCTCGCTTCGACCATGCACGCGAGGCAATACCCTGTGTCAAACCGGGCACTGAATTCACGTTCCGTCATGAGCAGGCATTTGATTGCCTTTGACGAATCACGCTTGGAGCGCCGCTCGATAACTCTCACGACGCGCCCCCGCTGTTGAGCCGCTCGGCCAGCGCGCGCGCCTCTACCAGCGCGCGCTGGTACGCGCCCCGCTCTGTGATGCCGACGTGCAATCGCTCCCAAGTCTGGACGATTCGCACGACGCCGCGCGCGCGAGGGGAAATCATCTTGGGCCGGCCGGCGAAACCGTCGCACAATTCTACGACGGCGATTCGGCGATATCGACCCCAGCAGCTGCGAGGCATAGGCGCTGCAGCGGTCAACACGAGGTATCGGCTCACGACTCGCCCCCAATCCACAGCGCGCGCGCGGCGCTCTTGTCCGCGCCAAGGTACGACGCGAGGACGTACGTCCTACCGTGAAGATGGTCCGCCACGACAACGTGAAGCGGGCCCGAATCAAGCGACACGAGATAGAGACCAACCGTGTCTGTATCGCCCGCGACCAATTCGTGAGCGTAGGAAGAGGCGGCGGATGGACGACAAGCGAAATAAGGGACATGAGGACGGGTGTTGCCAGCGTAGGTTTCGGACTCAATAGCGGTCATGGGCTCGGCTCCGGTTTCGGGTTGGGTTCGTGCTACGCCAGAACGTATATACATTCCCCATGCCACGCTTCAAACCATTGAATTTGCTGGAAACCTGAAAAATAGGAACGTGCCAAACGCGACGCGCGCGCCATAGTGGGGCGTAACCCATTGGAATGTGGTGTGCTATTTTCGGACAGTGTGGTGCGTGCATGCTCCATGTGCGACGCTCGCGCACACCCTTGAGGTATAGACACCCAAGGCAATTCGTCTTGGGAAGGCAAAAAGCCCAATGATTTCGCGTTTTTAACCCATGTTGCCCAAGTTCCCATAGGATTTGGCCAAACCTCCCGGGCTGCAAAAGCTCTGTATATACTGAGCTTTTTCTGATTCCCAGACTCTCCTGCTTTCAATGGGAACTTGGGCAACATGGGTTAAAAACGCGAAATCATTGGGCTTTTTGCCTTCCCAAGACGCGCCCAAGTGTCGCTTGACGCAGCGCATTATCGTAATTTCTAGAAAACCCCAATGAAATCATAGGGTTAGAATCGTGACCAACCGGTCGCGCCATAAACCTCTGGAAATCCTGAAAACCCAATGAAATCATGGGGTTAAAAGCGTGACCGGTCGGTCGCAGGAAAAACCTCAAGCGAATCAAAGGGTTACGACGTGACCGGTCGGTCGCAGGAAAAAGCCCAATAAAATCAAGGGGTTAACTCCAAGGGGTGGGGGTCGATGGATTATTCAGAGCGTGATATGCGAGCCGGCACCCCTGGAGTTTTGTATATACACTAATATTCTGTATATACAAAACAATCAATTTGTATATACAAAACGAATACTTTGTATATACAAATTGATTGTTTTGTATATACAAAAGTATTATTTGTATATACGAAACAATTGTTTTGTATATACAAATTGATTGTTTTGTATATACAAAAGTATTCTTTGTATATACAGAATATTCGTTTTGTGTATACAAACCGTGCGCGGGCGTTGACAAAGGGGGTTTTTCCGTATATACCGGAGCTGCTTTTGTCTATACGGTATAGACACAGGCGACGTCACAACCACCTGGAAAGGCAAGGGGCTCAGATGAAGGAAGCGAAGACGACCAGCATCCTGTTCCGCGTGTCCGCACGAGAGCACGAGGAGTTTCGCCGGGTTGCGGCAGCGCGCGGCACGACGATGTCGAAGGTGCTTTCGGAGGCGATGTCCAGGTTCTGCAGCGAATCCGGGAAGTCGCCAGCGGTGGACGAGCTGAAGTCTCAGGGTCTTCCAAACAGCGTACAACTTGGGAGACTTGGGAAAGAATTCGAAGAGGCCGCGCAGACTGCCACGCCCTTTGCTCGCGAGGCCCTCGCCGCCGCCGTGCGGGCGCAGCTTGCCTTCGGTGAGGAAGACCTCGCCCTGCGCGTCGTCGAGCACTTGCAGGAGACGACTCCAGAGGACAAGCTCTCGGAGGTGGACCCGGTGTGCTCGGTCCTCTTGAAGGAGTCTGCATGAGCCTGCTGTCGCGCCAGGGTCACTTCGTCGTCATCCGCGACTCCGAAGGGAAGGTGGTGTCGAAGGTGATGGAGGGGAAGTCCACGAAGGACACCTTTCGGCGCGTACTGCGGAAGCTGTCCAACGACGGGCTCGACTACGCGATGGCACTCGACGAGATTGCCAGGGGCAAGCCGTTTCAGGTCGAGCTGCCTGACGGGCGCGTGAGCGACCCGCAGGTGGCTCCTCTGGGCGTGCGTGCCGACGTGCTGAAGTTCCTCTGGGAGCAGATGCATGGTAAGGCAGTGGACCAGACCAAGGTCGTCGAGGCCGAGGTCGCTGCGGAGGATGCCGAGCGGTACCGCAGCATGACCGAGGAACAGCTACGACGACTCGTGGCGGAGGACGAGGAAGATGCCCAGCTCGTTGCGGGAACTCATCAGCCTACGCCTGATGACCGATGACGACCGGCGCTTCGTCGCCTCGTCCTGGTTTGAGAGCTTCTGGAAGAACAGCGAGCGGCACCGTGGGATTGCCTTCTCGGTGTACCGCCCGCACATGGACACGCGCATCAACCGCCTGCTCGATGCCGGCGAGACGCTCATCGTTCACGCCGCGCACATCCCCGACGAGATTCTCGGCTACGTCGTTTTCGATGTGGACCGGGAGGCGATTCACTGGTGCTACGTCAAGTCCGCGTACCGAGGAGAGGGAATCGCGACGGCCCTCTGCAAAGGGCGCGGGAAGTGGTATACACACGCTGCCGGCGATGCCGGTACGAGGCTCGCGAGGACGTTGGGCTTTGAGTTCAACCCGTACCTGAGTGAGAGGTAGCGAATGAAGGTCGACAACAGCAACCCGCTGAAGCTGAAGCAGCTCAACGTCCGCGAGGGCGTCACCGTCGGAGCGATGGGCACCACGTCGGTGAACGACACCCAGGCGAACCTGACGTACTACCCTGCCATCGGCATCGTCATCGTCGAGAAGCGCGACCGCCCGGCGGTGCTCGTGCCTCTGAGCAACGTGCGCTCGATGGAAGTGGCCCCGGAAAAGAAGTGAATCGTCGGCTAGCTCTGGAGGAGCTGGCTCGTCGCAAGGCGGCGAAGGCGGCGACGCGCAGCGTCATCCAGAACATTAGGTCGGAGCTGTTCGACAAACAGCTCGACTTTATCGACGACCCGTCGGTCTACAAGGCCGCGCTCTGTACTCGGCGCGCCGGGAAGACCTCGATGTGGGCGCGGTACTGCACCATCGAGGCGCTGCGGAACGAGCGCGTGCTGCTTCGCGTGTGGGCCATCTCTCGCCTGCGCGCGAAGCAGCTCTTGTGGGAGGAGTTGAAGCTCCTCCACGCGCGGCACGGCATCAAGTCTCAGGCGAACGAGACGGAGCTGACGCTGCGCCTGCCGAACGGCAGCGAGATTCGTCTGCTGGGCGCGGACAAGGACAAGGAAGTCCAGAAGAAGCGTGGCGACAAGACGTGGATGGAAGTCATCCTGGAGGCCCAGCTCTTCGGCCCGCTGCTGAAGGGGCTCGTCGAGGACGTAGCAGACCCGTGCCTCATGGACGAGCGCCAGCGCGGCGGCGGAATCTTCTGCCTTGAGGGCACGCCCGGTCCCGTGTGCGCCGGCTACTGGTACGACGTCACCGGGCGCGACGACAACTCGCGAAGGTGGCCGTCGGTGGGGGCGAAGGACGGCACCGGAGCCGGCTGGAGCTGCCACCGATGGAGCGTCATGGACAACCCGTTCATGCCGCATGCGCGGGCGGAGCTGAACGCGCTCAAGACGCGCCGCAGGTGGGCGGAGGACAACCCCACCTACCTTCGCGAGTGGCGAGCGCAGTGGGTCAACGATGTTGGGGCGTTGTTCTACAAGTTCGACGGCAGGCGTAACCTGTACGACCCGGCGAAGGTGCAGCCGTGGGGCCACGGGTGGGAGCACGTCCTCGGCTGGGACTTGGGCTTTCGCGACGACATGGCACTCGTCGTCTGGGGCTGGCACCCGCACTTGCCGAACCTGTACGAGGCATTCTCGTGGAAGAAGCCGGGCGCGCTCGCCCAGGAGGTCATGGACCAAATCGACGAGCTGGAGGCCAAGGGCTTCAACTTCACGAAGAAGGTGGCGGATACCGGCGGTGGCGGTAGAATGTACGTCGAGGAGGTGATGTCGCGGTACTCTCAATCCTTCGAAGCGGCAAAGAAGGTTGAGAAGTACGAGCACGTCAAGCTACTCAACGACGACCTCCTGACAGCTCACATTCTTCTGCGCCCCGGCAGCCCGCTGGCCGACGAGATGTCGTCGCTTCCGACCGACCCCGATTGGCCCGACCCGGAGAAGCCAGAGAAACCGCCGACCGAAGACCCTCGGTTCCCGAACCACTGCTGCGACGCGGGCTTGTATGCCTATCGAGCGGCGTGGCACTATCTACACACAACAGAGCGCACGCGCCCCGTGGAGGGCACGGCAGACTACTACCAGGATTTGGAGGCTCGATTTGAGCGACAACTTGAGCAGCCCAGTGAGCGCGATTGGTGGGAGCCTGCCGCAGACGCTCCAGGACTTGACGACCTTGATTGACTTCCTCCGCGCGAAAGGCGTCCTGTCCTACTCTGCCGGCGGAATCAGCCTCTCGCTGCTGCCGGATGAGCCTCCTCCGCCGGCAAAGCCCGAAGAGCCCCGACAGGTTGAGCCGCCCAAGCTGGGCTCGGACGGGCTGACGGCAGAGCAGCAGGTCGAGCTGTACGGACGCGCTTTCTCGGACACCAAGGAGTAACCCATGCCACGCGACTACCGTGACGCCAAGGTCTACAAGAACAGCACGGAGGCGCGGAAGGACAAGGCTGCGTCGTCCTACGTCGAGTCTCGCTGGTGGCAGGAGACGGACCCGGAGACGAGGTCCAGTGCGCTCATCAAGATGGCGACCGCTCTGGAGGACAACAGCGTCGAGCGGCATCAGGCGAACCTTCGTCACGCGCGGCTCTACGAAAACGTGGAGCTGGACACGCTGACCGGCGTCGACTACGCGCAGGCTCTCATTCGGCAGGCGCTCTACGGCACCGGCATCGTGCGGCTGAACGTCATCGCCGCGTGCATCGACACGCTGGCTGCGAAGATTGCCAAGAACAAGCCACGCCCGAACTTCATCACGAGCGGCGGAAGCTGGAACATGCAGCGCAAGGCGCGGGCGCTCGACAAGTTCATGCGCGGGCTGTTCTACGAGACGCAGGTCCACAACAAGGCGCAGCAGGTCTTCGTCGATTCGTGCGAGTTTGGCACCGGGATGCTGCACGTCTACCTCAACGACGACGGGCGGCTCGACTGCGAGCGAGTCGTCCCTGACGAAATCTACGTCGATGACGCTGACGCGATGTACGACGCACCTCGCTCGCTCTTCAGGAAGAAGCGAGTGTCGCGCGAGGTGCTTTCCGCGATGTTCCCCTCGTGCGTCGATGACATCTACCAGTCGGATGAGTCGGTGGATGAGGCAAGCTCTCTCGTCTCCAAGGACGCGCGCACGCCGTCCGTTGACGTCTGGGAGGCGTGGCACCTGCCGTCGAAGCTGGGCGCGAAGGACGGGCTGCACTGCATCACCATTGATGGCAAGGAGCTGTTCTGCGAGCGGTGGAACCTGGACTGCTTCCCGTTCGTGAAGCTGCGGTTCAAGCGACGCACGCTGGGGTTCTGGGGTAAGGGTGTTGCCGAGACGCTCACTGGCATTCAGGTCGAGCTGAACAGGCTCGTCCTGTCGGTGAGCGAGCAGCTTCGCCGCAAGGGCAAGGGGCGAATCTTCGTGCAGATGGGCTCCAAGCTCAACCCGAACCACATGACGAACGGCATCGGGGACATCGTCTACTACACGGGCGCGCCCCCGGTCGTTGACAGCCAGAACGCGGTCGCGCCGGAAGAGTTCATGCAGATTGACCGGCTCTACCAGAAGGCGTTTCAGGAGGTCGGCATCAGCGAGCTGTCCGCTGCGGCGAAGAAGCCCAGCGGGCTCGACGCGGCGGTCGCGCTGCGCGAGTACAGCGACATCGAGAGCGAGCGGTTCGCTCTCGTCCATCAGGCTTGGGAGCAGTTCTTCCTCGACTACGCCGCGCTGTGTCTGAAGCTCATCAGCAAGCAGTACGGGGATAAGGGGTACCGCATTCGCATGCCGTCGAAGCGGTACGTCATCGAGGTCGATTGGAAGGACATCAACCTCGACGAAGACTCGTACATCATGCAGATGTTCCCGACGTCGAGCCTCCCGCAGACCCCTGCCGCGCGCTACGCGAAGGTGAAGGAGATGCGACAGGACGGGTTCATCTCGGATGCCGTGGCGAAGCGGCTGCTGGAGTTCCCTGACATCGAGGCTGAGATGAGCCTCGGCAACGCGGCAATCGACGATGCAGATGCGGTCATCTCTGCGGTGCTCGACAACGAGAAGCCAGAGATGCTCCCCATCGAGCCGTACGAGGACTTGGAACTCATCATCGAGCGCGCCACCGCCTCGTACCTGTTTGCTCGGCACTTCAAGGACATCGAGCCCGAGCGGCTGGACATGCTCCGCCAGCTCATCGACAACGCGGCGGCGATGCTCGCCCCGCCTCCTGCGGCGATGTCCGCTGGCCCCGGCATGCCCGCTGGCCCTGAGATGCCGATGCCCACCCCGCCGCCCGCACCCGGAGGCGGTATGGCGGCGAATGTCGGAAACGTGAACATCAATGCAGCGCCCCCAGTAGCACCCGTTACGCCACCAGTGATTGCGTAACGTCAACCACAGGAGAGACAACGTGGCAGAGCAGAAGACCGAACAGCCGGCTGCAGCACCGAAGTCCAACCTCGACGCGATGAATGAGGCGTTTGCGGAAGCCCTGAAGGCGGAGGGTGTCGTCAAGACCGACTCGCCCTCGGTTCCGCCTTCGCCCCCGACGGAAGCGCCCAAGGACGCCCAACCCCCCGCCACCGAGTTTCCGAAGGAAGCGCCCGCGCCAGCACCTGCCCCCGAGAAGTCTTGGGAGAAGCTTATGGCCGAGAAGGCCGAGCTTCGCCGGCAGCAGGAAGCACTGCGCGCCAACCCGAACGTGGCACTGCAGGGCAAGCTCGACCCTGGGAGCGTACAGGCGCTCGTGAGGGCGAAGGAGTCGGGCGACCCGCTCGGCGCGCTCGCCGCCCTCGGCTTCTCGTACGGTGACATCACCAAGCAGCTCTTGGCGTCCCCGGAGGCCCCTCCTGCCCAGAAGCAGCAGAAGGAAGCCGACCCGGAACCGGAGCCGGCGCGAGTCCCTGCCGAGCTTCAGGCGCGGCTGCAGCGTCTCGACCAGCTTGAGGCATGGGCACTTCAGCAGCAGCGGAAGGAGATTCTGTCTCAGGTGAAGGCGTCAATCCCAGCCGACAAGTTCAAGCTCATCTCTGGGCGAGAGGACTACGAGCGGGTGCTCGGGTTCTTGGAGCACTTCCATTCGCAGACGGGCTCTCTCCCGGCAGACAATTTCTCTGAGTCTGTCTTGGTTGCGGCAGAGGCGCTGGAGCGTCAGTTGTCGCAGGAGGCTGAAAGGTGGAAGCGGGTGTTGACACCAGCGCCCGCCGCTGCCACCATTCAGACCGAGGCTCAGAGAGAGTCGCCTCCGCAGTCCGGCCAAGTGACCCCGGTCCACAAGACGCTCACGAATCAAGTCGCGGCCCCCGCCACGACTCAACCGGAACCCAAGACTCGGGATGAAGTGATTGCATCACTTCTGAAAGACCCCGAGTTCCTCAAGACGCTGTGACTCTCCATGTGAGAGTCACAGCAACAAGGTGACTCTCACATGCCCGTTTCCACTTCGTCCATTGCCTACGCGCTTAAGCGCGTCTACACCAACCGAGCCGTTGAGAACGCCATCTACAAGGACAACCCGCTCCTTGCGATGATGCGTAAGGAGGGTGGCTTCACCGGCTCCGTCCACGTCCACGCGATTCGCTACCGCGACACGCTGGGCCGCTCGCCCGCCTTCGGCACCGCGCAGACCATCGCGCAGGGGTCGAACGGCACGACCGCCGGTCTGCAGTTCCTGCTGACCCGCGTCAGGAACTATCAGGTCTACACGCTGGAGACGGAGGCGATTCTGGCCGGGCGGGACGACAAGGGCTCGCTCATCCGCACGCTGACCACCGAGGTGGACTCGGCACTCAACAACATCGGTCGCGACCTCGCGAAGGATTTGTACCGGCAGGGTAACGGCGCGCAGGCCCAGCTCGCCAGCATCTCGGGCGCTGGTCCGTTCACTTGGACCGTGGGCGAGGCAATCACCAATTTCGAGCAGGGCATGACCATCGTCGTGTCGAACGGCTCGACGGTCACGGCTGCGCTCCGCAACTCGGGCGGTGGCGTGGACATCACCAGCGTCAATCGCGACGCGGGCACGTTCACCACTGCGACCAACCCCGACTCCGCCGCCGGCAGCGACTGGATTTTCATCAAGGGGGACCGCGCGGCTGGTGCCATCACCTCGGCGGATTTCCTGAAGCTGTCCGGTCTGGACGCCTGGGTGCCCTCCGCTGCTCCGTCGTCGGGTGAGTCGTTCTTCGGTGTGGACCGCAGCCCTGATGCGACCCGCAACGCCGGCCTCCGCATCGACATCAGCTCGTTCAACCCCGAGGAGGGCCTCGTCGTCGCCATGCACCGGCTGGCGCGCGAGGGCGGCTCGCCGTCGCACCTGTTCATGTCGTTCACCGACAGCCGGAACATCCACCTTGCGCTCGGCGCGAAGGCGGAGACGGAGTACATGCAGGTGGGCGACATCGGGTACAGCTCGATTCGCGTGACCGGCCCGAAGGGTGATGTCCGCATCATCCCCGACCAGAACGCGCAGGCTGCGGTCGGCAACCTGCTGACGATGGACACCTGGGCGCTGAAGCACCTCGGTGACTTCATCAACGTGCTCGACCTCGACGGGGCGCGCCTGAGCCGTGAGTCGGGTGCTGACCGTTTCGAGGGCCGCATGGCGTTCTACGGCAACGCGGTGTGCTACGCGCCCGGCCAGAACGCGCGTCTCGTGCTGCCGAGCTAAGTCGAGTCGTGAGGGGTGGGGCATGGTGCTCCACCCTTCACACTCTTCTCTTCTGGAGAAACAACATGGCTGCTCGGAACACTACGGACATGCTGGCCCTGCTGAACCGGGGCGACGTGCTGCTCACCGGGTCGTGCGTCGGTGCTGGCACTTCGAACCCCACGAGCGTGCGCGGCAACGGGATTGCCAGCATCGCGCGCACCTCGTCTGGCAAGTACACCATCACGCTCGCGGACAAGTACGCGGCGTTGCGTGGCTGGAGCTTCGGCGTCATCGACTCGACGGCGCTGCGACACTACGAGGTCACCGTGTCGGCTGAGACGGTGGCGTCGAACCGCACCATCGTCATTGAGGTCTTCGGCGCGGCCACGGGCGTTGCCCCGGCGCGCAGCGACCTTGCGACGACGGACACGCTGCGCTTCTCGCTGCACCTCTCCAACTCGGCGGTCGTGCCGGCGGGGGTGTAACACATGGCTATCGTCTCGCTCGCCACTTTGCGCTCGCGGGTGCGCGAGCGAGCCGATATGCCGGTTGCCGGGTTCATCGCTGACTCGGCCACGAGCCTGGACGCCTTCATCAACGAGGGCGTTCAGCGGCTCCACGAGAAGCTCATCGAGGCGTACGGGGAGGAGTACGCCTCCAGCCAGCAGAACTTCGTCACGGTTGGCGGGCAGGAGAACTACTCCCTGCCGGCTGACTTCTTCAAGCTGTACGGAATCGACCTGCCCATCTCAGGTACGCGACGTACCCTGCGCCCGCACATGCGCGCAGAGCGGAACGGCTACCGCGAGGGCGGAGTCACTTGGCAGATGATTCCCCGGTACTCTCTGGCCGGCGACCAGTTCCGCCTGCTCCCAGCTCCTGCCGGCGGGATTCAGGGAACCATCTACTACGCCCCTGTCGCTCCGACGCTCGTGCTGGGCACGGACACGGTCAATTTTGTGAACGGCTGGGAGCGGTACGTCGTCTTGCATGCGGCCATTCAGTGCCTCATCAAGGAGGAGTCGGACGTGCGCGACCTTCGGTACGAGCTTGAGAAGCTGGAGCGCGACCTCGATGGCATCAAGGAGAACCGCGACGCAGCGTTCCCGCGACAGGTGGTTGACCTCGACCTCGTGGACCTGACGAGCACGTTCTGATGCTTCCGCCCATCGAGCGGGTACGAGTCGATGGACCGACCGGACGTGCGCTGGAGCGGTACTACACGCTTCTGACTGCGCTTCGTGAGCTTCCTCTGCTTGACGGAGCCCTGCTGGAGAACGTCACCCTCGTTCACCCCGGAACAAACGTCGTGCCGCACGGGCTGGCTCGCAGACCGCTCGGATACATTGTCGTCTCAAGAAGCGCCGCAGCGACTGTGCATGAGTTGAAGGCGAGTCGCACTGAGCGCACGCTGTCTCTGCTGGCGAGCGCAAACGTCACCGTTGACCTCTGGGTGTTCTGATGCTCAACAAGCAACTGGTTCGTCTGAACATGCGCGGTGGAGTGGACACAAAGCTGGACAACCGGCTGACGCTCCCATCGAAACTGCTGCAGGCAACGAACGTTGTGTTCGACGAGCAGAACCAGTTCACGGGCGGCGGCACTGGCACGGTTACTCGTCGAGGTGGCCTTACGAGCCACCCGCTGACTGCACTTGAATCCGGTGGACCTATCGCCAACTCGCCCAGGCGACTGTTCACCAACAACGGCTCCTGCGTCATCGAGGACGTTGCTTCTGGTCCGCTACTGGTCGTCAAAGATGCCGGCCAGCGTCACGTTCCACCAGCCGCGGAGACGAACTTCGTACGCGGCAGTCTGCTGACGAGCCCCGTGTCGGACAATTTGAACAAGTTTCCGAACGGCGCGTACACCGTGCCGCTCACGAACGGAGACTACGACGTTGCGTTCAACAGCACACACACTCGCTCGGTGTGGGCTTGGCTCGGGTTCAACCTGTACCCTACTGGAATCAACTCACGCATCTACGTCGGGCTGTCCGTTCGAGATGAGCAGACTGGTAAGGAGCTGGCGTCGCTCAAGCTGGAATCTGCAGACACCTACTACGGCATACGCGTCATCTATTGCCCGAACAGTGACAACTTCTTTGTCTACTATGCTGTGACGACGTCAGCTACGCAGTTTCGCATTCGCGTGCGTAAAATTCCAGGCGCTGGCACTGTCACCATCAGTGGCGAGACGACGGTTTGGACGAGCCCGGCGTACGGCGGAGCGAAGTTCATCGGCTCCGCGGACTACATCCCGCTGTTTGATGTCGTGCTTGACAATAATGGCGGCGATTTGTTTCTCGCCGTGGCTAAGGAGAACACAACTCCGAACGACAGAGTTGATTGTTACCTGCTGTCCTCAGTCGATGGGGCGACCGCCCTCTCGTCGTACACTCTGACGCCGACCGCGCGCGTATGGCAGATGGCAATCACCACCAGCGACAACAGCGAGTATTACGTTGTGTACGGGAGAGGCTCCGCCGGCTACGTCCGCGCGATTCGACTGCTCAACTTTACGAGCAGCACTGAGGCCGACGTTGCCAATCGTGGGTTCTCAGGGAACGAGTTTGGTCGCATCGCTGTTGACTACGATGTTGATAACTCGCAGCAGTTGTTCATCGCGTACGACAACCTGGACACGAACAGCAGCTCCAGTTTCATTCGCTTTTCCACGGCTGCAAACGACCTGAGCGCGTACACGGATGTCACATCTGCTATTTCTGGTCGCTGGGTCATTGGTAGTCGCTTGGCTGAGACTGCTTTCGGCTGGGCACTCGTAGCCCATAACAACTCTGCGACACAGCCGACGTTCTATCTGATGGACGTCACGTCACTCTTCTATAGTCAAACCACCGCAGGCGTGCCTACTGTGCTTGCTCGCGTGGAGTACGGGGAGTGTGGTTACGCGCGGAATGACTGGACGCAGACTCGTCGCGTGCCCTCGCTTCTCAGCTACCAGAGCAAGACGAAGTTCGCGTTCACCAAGTGGGTGCCAGACGCGCAGCTTGTCTCCGGTACATTCACTCAGCCGTCACTGCTCAACCGAGCTGACTTCGACACTGCTGACCAGCTTGGCTACGCCGAGGTGAACGGACTCACCTACCTTGCCGGCGGCTGCCCGTACATCTTCGACGGTGTGAACCTTGTAGAGGAAGGGTTTCACCATGCGCCTGAGCTGCTGTCGCTTGTGGGCGGCACCTCGGGTGGCGTACTCAATGGACTGCCTAACGGCACCTACTACCTGACGCTGACGTGCGCTTGGCAAGACGCGCGCGGCAACTGGCACGAGTCTGCCCCCGCCACCCCGGTGTCTGTTACTTTGTCTGGTACGAACGACCACGTTCTCGCGTCATTTCTTGTACCGCCGACCCAGAAGTCGAACATGCAGATTCTGTGGTACAGGACTGCAGCCGGCGCAGCGAGTGGTCCGTACTACCGCGCGCAGACCGCGTCTGGCGCCACAATCACGTCCGACGCAACACTGGTTCAGGGCGAGCAGCTCTACACCGTGCCTGGAGTCGCGGGGCAGGCACTGTACCACGACCCCGCACCCGCCTGTCGCCACATCGAGATTCACCAGCGCAGGTTGTTTCTCTCAGGCACGAGCGACGGGTACGGAGTTGCGTACTCCAACGTGATTCAGCCGGGCCGCGGCGTCGAGTTCAACGAGCTGCTCGACCGCCGCACGGACGGAGAATTCGGTAGGGTGGTCGCCACGCAGTCGCAGGACGGTAGGCTGTTCGTTCTTGGCGAGCGGAAGCTCGGGCTGCTGCTCGGCACCGGACCCACGGACACAGGCGAGCAGGACGGCTACTCGGAAATCGAGCTGGTCGTGAACGACACGGGTGCTAAGTGGGAAGCACCGAATGCAGTCGTGACCACCGACGACGGGACTTGGTTTCAGTCGAACACGAACGGCATTCGGCTGTTCTCTCGCAACGGACAGCTCGCACGCCGGCAGGAGGGCGCGTACACCGGCTCCGAGGTGGATGCGTTCACTAGAAGCGTAACCATCAAGCGGGCACTGCTCGACAGCACGAGCAGCCAAGTGCGGTTCTACGACGGAAGCTCGGTCCTCGTGTACGACAAGTCATGGGGGCAGTGGAGCACGTTCTCAAATCACACTTGCAACGACGCAGCATTCGCGGACGGGCGGTTCTACCATATCGCTGGCACCAAGCTCCTGTACTATGACATTGCCGCGCAGACGGATGACGGTACGGCAATCGTCATGCAGTTGCAGTTCCCTCCCCTGCAGTTTTCTGGCATCCAGGGGTTTGAGCGCCTCATGCGGCTGATGGTCATCGGCGGGCCGATTGACGTGCTGAACAACACGCAAATCGTGACGTTGCTTGTCAGCTACGACTTTGAAGCCGCTGTCACTACTCCAATCAACGCGCAGGAGATTTCTTCGTCAGGCGGCTTGATGCAGTTTGAGCACCAGCTTACGAGGCAGAAGTGTCAGGCGATGTCGTTTCAACTCAACATTCAGTCGAAGAGCAATCAGTCCCGCTTCCGGCTCACTGATGTAACCTTGCAAGTTGGATTGAAGGCTGGCAGGTTCAAGCTGCCCAACACCAGGAGGTTCTGATGCCTGATACAACTGACCCGAAATGGCAGAATCTTGGTGCTTGGCACGAGGAGGAGCGAAAGCGTCGGCAGCAAATCGCTACTAAAGGCAACGCAGAGCAAAGTCACTGGCTGAATTGGTACAAGGACCAGATTGATAAGCAGCGCCCTGGAATCACCGCAGATACTCAGGCGCAGGATGAAGCGAGGAAGCAGCAGCAGTCATTCTTGCAGCAGCTTCATCGTCTGTCACAGGGTGACCCAAACTCACTCGCACAGCAGGCTCTCGCTCGCTCGACGCAGACGGCTCAGGGGCAGCTTGGCGGAGCAATTGCGGCTCGTGGCAACTTCGGCGGTGCCGGCGCGGCCATGAGGCAGGCGCAAGCTGGGCAGCAGGCGGTTGGCGCTGCCGGCGTGGACGCATCTGGGCTGCTCATGCAGCAGGAGCGCGCCGCCGCCCAGCAGGCACTCGCGCAAGCACTGGCAGCGCAGCGTCAGCAGGACATTGGGCAGGCTGGCACGATGGCTGACATCACCCAGCGCGACATGGCACTGAATGACGCACTCAGACAGTTCATGGTCAGTCAGGGACTTGGTGCCTCCTTGTTCCAGATGGAGCGAGGGCAACGTGACGCAGTCACCAACGCCGGGTTCGACTTGGAGATGAGGGATATTGACAGAAACAACAGAAACCAGTTGTTTCAGATGGGCGCAGGCGCACTGGGGACTCTGAGCAACATGAACTTCAACCTCGGCGGCTCCAGTTCCGACCCAGCAAGGGATGCCATTGAAAAGGCATTCAACTCCTAGAGGGGCGCATGGCTAACTACAAGGACAGGAACGACCCGTTCTACGCCAACAACCCTAACTATGTGTGGTCCGGGGGGCAGTGGCAGTACACCAGTACGCCGGGCGGGTCGTCGTCAAAGAACAAAGAAGACCCGAGCTTCAAGAATAACCCAAATTGGTACTGGGATGAGAAGACGAACGAGTACCAGCCAAAGGTAACAGGAGTCAGAGCAACCTCTCTCGGCACTGAAGGGTTCAATCTGGACCCCACGCTAGGTGCCGCTGGCAGGGCCGGCAGCGGCCCCAGCATGCCGCACGATGTCTTTTACAGTAAACTACTTGAGCAAGGCGCAAACGCACCTGAGCGAGCAAGCCCGTACCAAGCGGAGGTTGCAAATCAGAACCGCGCCGCCCAGCTTGCCTTGCTCCAGCAGATGCAGAGTCGGATTGCCAACGACTCCATTGCCGGTACTCAAGGGGCTCAGGCGCTCGCTCAGAACGCAAGGCAGGGGCTTGGTGTGATGGGCCAAGGCGCTCTCGGGTCTAGGTTGGCATCAAATCAGATGGCAGGGGTCGGCGGCGGGCTTGCCGGCGACATCGGGCGAGCGCGAGCGCAGGAAGTCACGGGAGGGCTGTCGGGCGGGTTTGGGGCTGCAAGTCAGATTCGTGGCGGGGATTTGTCAGTCATGGGCGACCAAGCACAAGCTGCGCTGAAGCAGCGCCAGCTTGATGATGCTGCCAAGATGTTCTTTGCAAGCCAGGGTTCAAGGTTGGGCGAGGCACAGTCGAATGCTGCTTCTGAGTACGCCAAGCTGCTGCGGCGGCTTGAGTTGCAGATTGGCAAGGAGAATCAGGAAGGGCAGAAAGCGTTGCTGGACGGCTTTGGGACGATTCTCAAACTCGGAGCGGGAATCTAGATAACATGCCGACTCGACTTGGTGACTACATCGAAGCTCCGCCACCCTCCAAGCGCAAGAAGGGCTCACGCATGAGCGACGACGAGATTGTTCTGCAGAGTGGTCGAATCCTGCGCGGCCCGCTGTCGGATGACGAGTGGGCGCAGCAGGTCGAGAGCGCCAAGAAGCGCAAGGACTTGGTGTCCTTCACGGTGAACGGCGAGAAGGCCGAAGTCGCCAAGGCCGAAGTCGCCAAGGCCGAGGTCGAGAAGCCCAAGGCCGAGGGCGGGGCGTCCGCCCGCAACCCAGCCGGCGTCGTGGCCGAGATGGTGAAGGGCGCGACCAGCTCTGCGAAGCCGTCGGAGCGTCCTGAGTGGCTGCAGAAGACCGGTGTGCAGGCCGGCAGTTCGCTGACGCCGCGCGAGCAGGCAGAGAAGCAGGCGCTGGAGATTGCCAAGGAGATGGGCCTGGAGAACCCCTCCAAGGCAGTCCAGCAGGCCACCCTTGCCATCCCCGAGCAGTTCGCGGACCCGAAGAAGCAGGCCGAGGAGAACAAGCGGGCCGAGTCCCTCAACCGGGTGGCGCTGCAGGGCGAGAAGAGCGCGACCGAAGACGCTGCCGCCATCAAAAGCCGCGCCGCCAAGATGGTCGGCAACCCGCTGGAGCGCGTTGACCGCGTCATCGGCGGCGGCTCATTCATGACGCCGGAAGAGCAGGAAGCTGCGAAGATGGTGCTTCCCTTCGCCGGCTACCTGCCGACGGCGAGCGCCGCCAACGCGATGCAGGCATTCGGCAGCCTCACCGGCATGCCTAACCTGGAGCAGGCCGGGGCGAACCTCGGCACGAACGCGATGCTCGGCCTCGCTGGGGCTATCGCCCCGCCGGCTGGGCCGGAAGGCGCCCCCGCCACGCCGCCCATCCCCGCCCCCGGCGCGCCTCCCGAGGTTGCCATGCCTCCCGGCATGCCGCCCGTCGGCCCCGGAGGCAGTGCCGGCATGTCGATGTCTGGCTCGGCTCCGATGCCCAGCTTCGGCTACACGCCCGCGAAGGTGGATACGAGCGGATTTGAGCAGTCGATGAAGGACGTCGCCGCCGCCCAGCAGAGCGTCGTCGAGCAGGCGAAGGCTGATGCGGACAAGTACGCTGTCGATGTAGCGAGCGTGCAGAAGCGGAACCTTGAAGTCGCTGCGATGAACGACGCGGCGACGCAGGAGCAGATTGCCGCCAAGCAGACCGCCGAGAATGAGTTCAATCGGCTGATGGGTCAGTACCAGCAGAAGATGACCGAGGTTGAGCGCGTTTCGGCGCAGGGCGTTGACCCCGGTCGATTTTGGGCGAACAAGAACGCAGGGCAGAAGGCTGCTGCGGTCATCGCTGGCGCGCTCTTCGGATTCACCGGCAAGGGCATGGAGTGGATTAAGCACCTCGACTCGCTGGTGCTTGAGGACGTGCGGATGCAGGAGTCCGACCTCGCTCGCAAGATTTCCGGGTTGGAGAAGGGCGCGATGGGGGTGCAGATTCAGGCACAGGGGGTGCTCGCGTCCGGTACGCGCCGAGCCGAGATGCTGGAGCTTGGCAAGGCGCAGCGACTGAAGGAGATGGACGTCTACCTGCAGAACCTGTCCATGACCGCTCAGAACAACGCTGTCAGGCAGCGCGCGGCTGAGATGCAGGTAGGTGTGCAGCAGCTTCTCGTACAATCGCAGGAGAAGGTGATGCAGATTGGGCAGTTCAATACTGCTCAAATCAACGAGGCTCGTAGGGCCAACGCCGCGAACAAGCTGGACGCCTACCGCTTCGGCGTGCAGATGAGCCAGAAGGCCAGCGGTGCTGGCTTGGACAAGCCTCCGCCGGGCCTTGTACAGGCTGGGCAGAAGGCTGTCGCCGGTTTGCTGGCTATCGCTGAGTTTGAGAAGGCTCTCGGCAGCGGCAACCTTGGTGATGCCGTCATCGACCAAGTGATGAAGAACATCCCCGGCACTGATGCGATGAGCCGCGACCAGAAGGCACAGCTCATGGGCCGCATCATCTTCTCGGGGATTGACAGCTCGGTGGTGAACCCATCGGACCAGGAGTTCCTCAACAAGCTGCAGTCCGGCGTAGGTATTCGCTCGCTGGCGCGCGGCGACCTGCCTGCCTTCCGACAACTGTTGGAAGCCAGCTACGACTCCGTGCGAGCCACGACGTCGTCGTACGGCATGGTCACGGCTCCTCCAATCGAGGATGTCATCCCAGGGTACAAGCGCACCTTTGTCCCTGCTGGTGCGGCGGCACCCCCCTCCTATGCGGTGCCCAAGTAACCTATGGCTACCCTGGTCTGGACCGACGGCAAGCTCTACGAGGTGCCCGAAGAGCGACTGCAGGAGGCGCTGCAGTCGGGTTTCTCGCAGCCCACGCAGGAGCAGCTCGCTCGCTCCGAGGCTCGGCAGCAGCCGGCTCAAGCCGGCCTTGAAGGCGTCGCGCGCGGAGCCTCGTTCGGCCTGAGTGACCCGATGCTGCTCGGCACCGGGCTCGTCACGCGCGAGGGCCTGCGCCTGCGCCGGGAGGAGAACCCGCTCGCCGCGACTGTGGGCGAGATTGGCGGTGCAGTCGGCACCTCGTTCCTGCCGGGCGGCGGAGTCGCTCGGCTTGCCGGCGGAGGCATCCGAGGTGCGACGGTCGAAGCCGGCCTCTACGGGCTCGGCAGCGTCGTCTCCGAGGCGGCGCTGGAGAACAAGGAGCTGACCGCAGAGCGCCTCGCCGCCGGCATGGCTGGTGGTGCGCTGGCCGGCGGTGCGCTGGCTACCGCCGCCAAGGGTGTGACGAAGGCAGTCTCTGCCACGACCAAGGCGCTCGGCGGGAAGTCGCTTGGTACCGTCTTGCAGGAGGCCGGTAAAGAGGCGGAGTGGCGAACGCTCGCGCAGAAGAACAAGAAGCTGGCGCGAATCAACGAGCCGCTGAAGGACGAGATTGTCGAGAAGGCTCGCACCATTGGCGTCAACGCACTCGATGAGAACGCAGTAGCCCTCGCCAGCGCCGAGCGGGACCGCGTTGGAGCTGAAATCGGAGGGGCTATCGAGGAGCTGCAGCGACTCAAGCCCTTGGATGATAAGGAGCGGGGCAAGCTCATCGGAGCGGTGGAAACCGCTCTCGACAACGAGTACGGCAATCAGAGGGCCATCTACGGTCCTGCGCTGGATGGCATGAAGAAGCAGTTCGACGAAGTGCTTCAATCCACAGGCTCGACCTGGGCCGACATCTGGGCGTGGCAGTCGAACCTGTTCAAGAAGCTCCCGCGCGACCCGAACCTCGTCATTCCTGCCGAGAAGGAGGTCGTATCCTCGGTGCGGCAGACCATTCGCGACTACGTCATGGATGACGTCGCCGCAAAGGTGCTTCCCGCTCGACCAATGGCGGGTGCAGGCCCGCAGGCGATTAGTGCCGGGCTTGTCATGCGACGGCTCGGTAAGGAATACAAGGTCGCCTCTGCGCTGGAGGAGATGCTGGAAAGCCGGGTGAATGCGCTGGAGTCATCTGCCGGCCCGCTGGACATTGGCGGCGCGCAGGCGCTCGTGGCCGGTGCGATTGGCACTGCAGCCGGCGGAGGCAATCTTCTCGCTGGTGCGGCAGCGGCGGTCGCTGCGCGCCAGTTCGAACGCCGGGGCGGGTTTCTCGTCGGTCGTGGCTTGCAGATGCTCGGCAGCGCCACCGTGCCCAAGGCCGCGCAGCAGCTTCAGCAGCGCATCTCGGCGGTGCTCGCGAGCAACCCCACGCTGCTGGGGAAGTTCGCCCTGCCACTCATCGACGCAGGGGCGCAGGGGGCCGAGGCGCTGCTGGAAGAGCACGCTCGCATCGCGAGTGGACCAGACGGCGACTTCTACCTTGCGACGCTGGGCATGCACCGCGAGACGCCCGAGGAGGTCGCCGCCGCAAGCCACCGCATGGCCGTGCTCGACGCTCTCGACAGCGAAGCAAAGGCCCACAAGGCCGACGTGGACAGCGCAGTCAGCGGCTTCTTCGGCTCTCGCCCAGGGCCGAAGCCTGCGGTCAAACCGCTCTCTCGTGCCGACTACGAGGAGCGGCTCGGCGCGCTCAAGAACCTCGTCACGAACAATCAGGGTATCTTCGATGCCATTCCGTCCGATTTCCTCGGCATGGCCCCCGAGACGTCCGGTCTGATGGGGCAGAAGCTCGGCACCGCCGCCCAGTACCTTTTGAGCAAGGCCCCGCGCAGCCCGTGGGAGGACAAGCCGGCGGCGCTTCAGCAGCCATGGAAGCCTTCGGATGCGGACCTCTCTCGCTGGTACAGGCACATCGACGCGGTCGAAGACCCGTACAAGGTGGTCGAGCGCATGCGGGCCGGCGAGGTGGCCGTCGAGCACTTGGACGCCCTGCAGGCTGTCTACCCGCAAATCTTTGAGAGCATCAAGCAGTCAATGTCCGAGCGGTTGATGCTCTGGGAGAAGCCGCTGACCTGGGACAAGCGGCAGATTCTTGCCAAGGTGCTTGGACCGGAAGTGCTCGCAACGCCTCAGCAGGTGTCGATTCTGCAGGCGGTGCATGGTAAGACAAAGCAGGCGAAGCAGGGCGCAGGTGGCCCCGACGGGCGGCAGCAGGTCGATATGACGAAGAACATGCAGACCCAAGCGCAGCGCATGGAGGCGCGTTGAACATGAAGAAGCTGACTTTTGCCTTTGCCTTTGCCTTGACTGCGGCGCACGTCGCTGCGGCTGCTGAGCCTGTTGTGTGCTCAATCTCGGTGAACACCTCGACTGCCACCAGCACGAGCGGTACTTGCTCGTGGCCGCTGGGCTCGACGGTGATGCTGCAGTGCGACGTCGATGTCTTCATTGACTCGACCAAGGGTGCGGCGGCGACGTCTGCGGACCAGCGCATCAACTTCACGTCGAACAACGACCCGTACCTCGTGTACCTCGACGCAGGCGACCAGCACATCTCCATCCTGTCGATTGGTTCGTCGGGGACGTGCAAGTTCATGCGTACCCTGCGTCGTAAGCCGTACTGAGCGCCATGCTGACACTCGTCCTGCTGGCTACTGCAGCGCAAGTGCAGGTGTACCATCAGCACGAGAGCGAGCAGTTTCGCACTCGGCTGATGCGCGTACCGCGTGCCGGTGGGCGTGCCGGCGTGCAGCCGCCGGCCTTCTTTGAGTTCGCTCCTGCTTCTGGTGCCGGCATGGGCGCTGCCTGCGCCTGCACGGTACCGACAGGTGCGAAGGGCGAGTCGCTGACATTCACCCGCAGCGGCAGCGCGACGTGCAGCAAGGTTGGCGCGTCCACCACCGGCATCGCAAACGGCGACGTCGTGACGTGCAGCGGCAACCAGCCGCGCATCGAGCCGTCAGCCGGCGCGCTGGCCGTGCGGATGGAAGCGCCGCGCACGAACAGCCTCGTGCAAAGCGAGTCCATCGACAATGCGGCATGGACGAAGGGGCCGGCCGTCGGCACCATCACCGCGAACTTCGCAATCGCGCCAGACGGCACCACCACCGCGGAGCGATACCAGTACAGCAACACCAACAACGACTATGTCCTCCAGGGCTTCGGCGTCGGCGGCGTCGCGGCGACCACGTCCGTCTACCTGCGCGGCAACGGCGTCAACGGCACCATCAACATGTGTCGCGGTGGTGGCGTCGGTCAATGCGTGACGTGCAGCTACGTCTCGACCTCGTGGAGTCGCTGCGTGTACGCGGGCACGCTCGCCGCGAGCAACAATGTTTTTCTCGGCTGTGAGACTTCCACGCTTGGCGGCGCCTGCGCGCAGACGGGCCTCGACGTGCTGGTGTGGGGTCTCCAAGGCGAGGTGGGCGGGCACGCCTCCAGCTACATCGCCACCGCTGGCGCGTCGGCTACACGCAACGCTGAGGCGCTCAGCCTCACCAGCTTCAATCTCGACATGACGAACGGCAGCTACGCCCTGACGAGCGCCGCGCTTGGGCTTGACACAATCTACGGCGTGCCGCTGGGCCTGACGCCACCGACGGACGGCTGGCAATTCTACAACGACTATTCAAGCTGGAATGGCTTTTGGTCGCTGTACTACAACGGCGCCGCTGTCAACACCTCTGCGATTGCTGCCTATTCAGGCACGCAGCGCCTCGCATCGTGGCGCACGGGCGGCAGCGTTTTCTTCAACATCAACGGCACGCAGGGAAGCGCAGTGCGTAGCGGCGTCACCACCGTCACGGGCGTCACCATCGGTGGCGACAACACCGCAAACGACTACTACAGCGGGCACATCAGCCGCGTGTGCATCGACCCCAACGCCTTGAGGTGTCGATGAAACGCGTACTGACAGCCGCCGCCGTCGCTGTCGTCTCGACCCTCGCATCCGTCGCTGTGCTGCGTCAATCGGACATCGACGCGCAGACGCGCGACGTCAGCAACGAGAGGCCCATGGAGTCGAAGGCCGTGGTGCTGCCAGATGGCGGTCCAGGCTACGTCTGGCCTGCGACGCTGGCGTCCGACGGGGGCCGCACCCTCGTCCTCTCCGAGGTGGCCCCGTGCGTGCGTCGCCCCGCTGGCGCGCTGGCGAACGACTGTCGTCGGCGCACTGAGGACGGCGGCGCGCGGGACTTCGGCGACCTCAACCGATTCCCCGCCTCCGAGGCCATTGGCACCGGATGTCAGCCGGTGGCGTGCAGTGTGGTGTTTGGCGAGGACTCCAACAACGACGCGGGAAGTCCGTGATGCCGACAAGAGGAGCATGATATGGACCACGTCAAAGAGGCGGCGGAGTTTCTTCTGGTTTTCTTGGCTGCGATGATTGTCACGGCGGGGTCGTGCGTCCGTCAGCATGCGGGGGTGTCCTGTGGCGGACAGCGAATCGAGCAAAAGTCGCCGTAAGCGGTTGGCCCTCGCAGCCATGATTGGTACTTTGGCTGGCTTGGGGTGTATGCTTGTTCCGCCTGCCTTCCAGGCACCGTGCCTTGCAGCCGCGAAGCTCCTTGGACTACTACTCGGCGGGTCACCATGAGCGTCTCTGTTCTCGCTGTTGTCTCTGCTCCGACGGTCATCTCGGTGGCCCCCACCGAGACGGTGCTGCTCCGCGTGTCTCGTGAACACTGCCGCGCATCGAAGCGGGTGACCGTGCAGATTACGAACAACGACGGCTCGCAGACCTTTTCGGGTACCGTCTACCGGCGGCTCAACGGAATGGCGTTCGCGCCATCCACGCTTGCTGACTTTGTTGCGGTCGCTGCTGGTGATTCGGTGGTCGCGGACCTGGACACCGAGGCGACTGAGGAGCTGGAGATTCGCGGAACGATGAGTGGTGCCGGCGGCAACGTCACGGTGGCGGCGGTGCGGAGGGCTTACACCCCATGATGACCGTGCTGCTTCTCGCTCTGGCGCAGACACCGAATTCGACGCTGAATCTCAACCAGAACCCTATCCTCTGCATGGACGAGGGCCTCTACTGCCGCGCCGACAGGAGGCGGGCTTTCGAACTCAACTGTAGCGGCGCCGGCATCTCCTGCGCGCAGACGGGCGGGCGCATGACCGTCACCGTCACGGGCGGCGGTGGAGGCGGCGGTAGCCCCACGGTGTCGTGCGGCAGCGGCGAGGCGCTCTCCTGGAACGGCACCACCTGGCTGTGCGTCAACACCATCACCACCGCCAACCGCCTGCCGCTGACGTGCGCCTCCGGCGACTTCGTCACCTGCGACGGCGGCGCGTGCGGCTGCGCCACGCCGTCCGGTGGTGGCGGTAGCGGCATCTCGCAATCAACCGCGCAGCGTCTCATCGCCATTGGAGGCCCGTAAATGCTTGCAGCCGCACTCCTCGCCCTCGCTTCGGGCCAGACGATTCTTGAGCCAACTCACTCGCTGGAAGTCGTCACCACGACGACGGCGCCCATCGACTTCATGGTTTCGTATGTCGACTACACCTCGACGACGGTGACGCCCGCGTCCTCACAGGGCGCCATCACCTCGGCCACGACGACGACGTGGGTGGCCGCGCCCTCTGCCGGCACGCAGCGCCAGCTTCGGCGCGCCGCCTTCCGAAACAAGTCCACGACGACGGCTAACCGCCTGACGTTCCAGAAGGACGTGAGCGGCACCAATTACGAGACGTACCAAGTGTCGCTGGCCCCCGGCGAGTCGGTGCGGATGGATGGAGACGGTGAATGGCAGGTGTACGACTCTGCGGGCATCCAGCGCGTCCCGGCCACCACCGTCATTGATGGACGAACCGTCAACATCCTCAAGGTTGGGGCCACAAACGAAGCAGCCGGCATCATCCATGGGCTGTTTGACCGCACCGGCACGCCCGGCGCGTGGGTGCCCGGCACTCCCGGCGTCAACGGCTCGTCCGTCTCGTGCAACACCACCGCAGACGCGACGAAGGCCGGCGCGCCCTACCTGCCAAACCCGGCGTCAGGCGGCTACTACCTGACGGCGGCCATCGCCAACGCGAACACGGTCAGCGTGCCCATCGTCTACGACCTCCTCTGGTACAACACCGGTCTCGTCGTCACGACGACGACGGCGCAGCTTTTCACTACGCCGACTTGGGCCGCGCGGGACCAAGAGGGCGGCACCACGGGCGAGGGCCTTCAATTCGGCATCATGGTGACGACGGCCACAACCAACGCCGCCGCCATCACCAACATGACTGCGGAATACACCAACAGCGACGGCACCGGCACGCGCACGGCCACCATCGCCTCGTTCCCGGCGACGGCGGCCCTCGGCACCATCGTTCCGTTCCAGCTTGCCGCTGGAGACCGGGGCGTGCAGTCGATTCAGTCGGTGACGTTGGGCACGTCTCTCCTCACGGGGGCGGTCTCCGTCATCGTCTTTCGACAAGTCGCCGCTACACCCATGACTGTCGCCAACGGCGGCGGCGCAAACAACCTCCTCAACGCCCAGCCCGCTGGCGCTCGTCTCTGGAACGGTACCTGTCTCCAGTCCAGCTACCTGCCGTCCACCACTACCGCAACCACGCTTGTCTGGCAGGGCCAGCTCACGGTGCGATGATGATTCTCGACTTCAACGCGCTGTCGCCCGACGCGCTGCGCGCCGTACTGCTTGAGGCCAATGCAGGCGGCTTTGAGGTGGAGGCGCGCGGCGAGACATTCACCGCATCCGACGTACTGGACGTGACGCCCACGCACATCACTTTCAGCCTCAACGGCCCGCCGTACGGGGTGGCCCGCGAAAACATCATCCGCATCATCGCCAAGAGGTAGCCATGGACATCGCCTTCTCGATTGCCGCCTTTCTCGCCTCTGCCGCCTCGCTGGCCGTCGTCCTGCTGCGGAAGAGTGTCTTCGCTGAAAAGGCTCCGCTGTACGCGGAAATCACTGACGAGAACAACGCCCTGCGCGACCGAATTAAGGCGCTGGAGTCGAGTCTCAGTGTGATTGAAGAGCAGCATCGCGCGCTGCGAGCGAAGCTGAACACTGAGAACCTCGACGAGCATGCCGTCCGCGCTGTCTCGTACGCGGAGCAGCTCGGTGGCTCGGACGAGGAGAAGCTGCGGCACGCGCTCGGTGCGTGCAAGCAGTTCGACAAGGACGCAAACGGTCTGCAGGATTGGACGGACGCGCAGCACCGCATTGCCATCGAGGCGGCGCTCGCTCGTCGAAAGGCCGCTCGTGCCGGCTGATTGCTTCAAGCGCATCAACCTCGACTACCTGATGCCCGAGCTTCGGGACAGGCTGTTTGAGGTCATCGCGCGCTGTGCTGCCAAGGGGCAGCGGTACGTCGCGACCCACGGCTATCGCAGCTACCAAGAGCAGATGGGGCTGTGGAAATCTGGTCGCGTCGTTCCAGGGCGTGTCGTGACGAACGCGAAGGGTGGCGAGAGCCAGCACAACTTCGGCCTCGCCGTCGATTTCGTGCGCGACTTGGACCCTGCCACCGGCAAGGTCGAGCCGTCTTGGCTGGAGTCGGATTACTCGTTGCTCGTCTCGGAGCTGCAGCGAGCGGGGCTTCACTCCGGCATCGGGTACAAGGACGCCCCACACGCCGGCTGGGGCACGTTCTACGACGGGAAGTCGCTCAAGGTGCTCGACAAGATTTGGAAGTTGAGCACCGGCACAGAGATTGAGCGGCTGTCTCAGGTGTGGCAGTATGTTCTGGCGAATTCACCGGCTCTGCCGGATTACAGGGAGTAGATATGGACCTGCAGAGCATCATCAACGAGGCGGCTCAGAGTCGTGACTGGCTGATGCTCGCCGCCGCGTCGCTCGCCCTCATCGTGCCGGTCGTCCTGAAGGCTCTCGGCAAGTCGGTGCCGATCGTGGACCAGCTCCTGGGCCTGCTGCTCAAGGTCGTGTCGGCGTTCCGTAAGCCGCCGCAGGCTCCTCCGCCGGCTGACGGCAAGGCAGGCATCGCTGCGGTGGTGCCCATCAAGGACGAGAAGAAGGAGTAGGACTTTGGCCCAGCGAGCGGTGGCCCACCGTAAAACCCTCGCCTGCCTGCTGTCCGTGGCCCTCGCGCTCATCCCTGTAAGCGCGGGGGCCACGGACGGGGGCGTGCCTGCCTCCGATGCGCCTCTGGCGCTGCGTACGACGTGTGGGTTGTGCCTCAACCCGCCGGCAGAGAAGGCGCTCGACGACGAGCTGAAACGATTGCAGGGAGTGGAGCGTACGCACAATGCCGAAAACTGGCTCGGAGTCGTCGGCACCTCGCTCCTCGTCGGGCTCACTGTCGGCCTCGCGGCTGGCGTCGCAGTCGGACTCCTCTCTGCCCGGTAAGGTCTGCCGTCGCTGCGGCTTGGACAAGCCCGCAGAGCAGTACCGGCGCACGAACTTCGGCGTTCGACGCGACTGTCGCCCCTGCGAGAACGAGGTCAAGCGACTGCGAGAGAGGTCGCTCAAGAAGCTGCGCTCGGTCGTTTTCATCCCAGACTGCCATCACCCGAACGTTAACGACGCCGCATGGAGCTTGATGCTCCGTGCGCTGCATACGCTGAAGCCATCCATCATCGTCGTGCTGGGTGATTTCGCGGACGGCGAATCGCTCTCGCTCCACGAGCCGGACGAGCCAGGGTCACGAGACTTCAGCGATGAGGTAGGTGAGGTGATGCGCGCCTTGACTCAACTCGATGAGGTCGGGGCCGAGCGCAAGGTCTACTTGGAGGGCAACCACGAACAGCGCCTCCAGCGTTACCTCGCACGCAAGGCCCCCGCTCTGTACCGGAGTCTGGCGCTGCCCGAGCTGCTAAAGCTCAAGGAGCGCGGCTGGGAGTGGGTTCCGTACAAGCAGTCCCTGAAGCTCGGCAAGCTCCACCTGACGCACGACACCGGCAGCGCGGGTATGAACGCCCACCGGGCGTCCGCCAAGGCTTTCATGGGCAGCGCCATCATCGGCCACACGCACCGCATGGCGTACGAGGTAACGGGGCGCTTCGACGAGCCGCCCTACCTCGCAGCCATGCTGGGCTGGCTGGGCGACGCCAAGAAGGCCGCGCGCTACATCCACGAGGCCAAGTCAGCGGAATGGGTCCACGGCTTCGGGATTGGCTACATGGAGCCGGACGGTGTCATCCACGTCCAGCCCGTGCCGATTATCGGCGGGCGCTGCGTCGTGGGCGGGAAGCTCATCACCTAAGAGATGGGCTTCCAGGTGTGCGGCTTACCGTCAATCTCGACGGTGCCGTCGCTTCGCAGTTCGTCCTTGTCGCAGAGCCTCAAGTACGCCGTGTCGGGGCCATAGACCCAAACAAGGCGCTGACGACGCGACTCAGCAACGAACTCATCGTACGTCCAAAGCGCCTTGCACTTCGGATTGGTACACATGACATACATGCTCCACTCGTGGGAGCCGACTTTTGAATGGCAGCGGGGGCATTGCATGACCGAAGCACCATAACCAACTTCCAGCCTGCAATCACCCCGTCTTCTTCAGGCGTACTCACGAGCGTTTCCTGTTGATTCTGCCGTAGTAGTGGAGCCCGATTCCTACTGCGTCGAGCGTGTTGTGGTCCTTCGCACCGTGCGTCTCAATCGACTCAATCTCATCTTTCTGCAGAGCCAGCAGGACACGCTCGTTCATCACCTTCTTCGGCACCTGCCCCTTCCAGTCACTCGGGAAGACGTGGCCCAGCGGCTTGATGAGCGCACCCAGCGCCCCCGCCACGCCGGCAAGGTCAAGCAGGTCGTTGGGGTCCGTCTTCGGCATTCCGGGGTACACGCGAGGAAACTCGACCATCAGCGCAGCCGGCCACGCCTTGGCTAAAACAGCCTCTTGGTGAACGGCTCTTGCCATGCCGACGTGAGCCACGGGACCGCGACCGCTCGCTATGGGGTTGACGACGTAGTTGGCCCAGACGAGCTTCCCTTCGTCAAACAGCGCGCAACCGCACCCTCGCAGCCCTGGGTCCACGCAGAGCAGTATCACGGCTTCTCCGCTTGCAGGAACTGCAGGTACTTCTCGGCCTTCTGAAGGTCCGTCGCCCCGCCCTTCAGGCGCTCGCGCCAGACGTACTTGAGCACGTTGCCCTTGCAGAAGCCTCGGAACTCTTCGGGCGTAAGCGCGGCGCGAATGGCGTCGATGCACTCGATGCTACCGCTCGCATAGTGAGCCGGCTGTTCTGTTTCGTTCATGATTCCGCCGCCTTTAGCACGCGAGCCTTCGGGCCGCGAGCACCCTGACGCGCGTAGCCGTCGAGGTACTCATTCTCCTGCGCCCAGAGTTCGAACCACCGCTTCGCGGTAGGGTAGGTGACGCCGAGCTTCTCGGCCAGCTCCGACAGAGAGATGGGCGTCTTCCTGCGGAGCAGCTTGTCCACCCGCTTCAAGTCCTTCTCGTTGACTGTCCTCACGACTTTGGCTCCCACGGGACCAGCTTCCCGTTCTCGTACTTCGTCTCTGCGTCCTTGTACCAGCGCCGCATCAGGGCCGGCTCGGCCTTGATGGCGACATCCGGTACGACCTTTCGCATCTCTTCGACCATGATTAGTGCCTGCTCGTGGGCCGCGTCGTGTGCAGTCTCCTCGGGCAGCTCCGTGAACGTCTCGTCGTGCGCGAAAACAACGAGGCGAGCGCCGCGCAGCGGGCCGGTGCCCAAGTACATCTCGTGCGTGAGTCGAATGACCGCTCGCTTCGCACCGTCCGCCGCCAGCCCCTGGAACAGAGTGTTCGCCCCCGAAGGTCCGGTCACACCCGCGCGCTTTCGCTTGCTGACGAACTGCGTCAGTGAGTCATCGACGATGTCAGTGTTCGCCTGCACCCACTGCCAGTACGCCGGCACCTCGGGCCATGTCTGCAGGTAGAACTGCCGCAGCGTCTCTGCCTCTTGGCAGCAGCGGGCGCAGAGCGGGTAGTCCGTCGGGCGTCCCTTCCACTCCAGCGTCTTCTCCTGCCCGCACTTGCCGTCGCGGTGAATCAGCTCGCACACGCGCATGCCCTCGCGCCTCTTGGCGACGACAAACTTCGCAGCGCCCATCATGCCGGGGAAGCCGAAGTTCGCCGCCTTCGCCGCCTGCCGCTTGTCCTTCAGCTCCGGCTCCGACTTGCGAGCCACGAAGTCCTCGTAGCGCATGTCCATCATGCGCGCCGCGAAGAAGGCGTGCGGGTCCATGCTCGCGTTGATGGCATCGGCCAGCGCCGACTCACCGACCGTCCACAGGCACACCTGAGCCAGCGTGGAAAGCTCGACTGCCGCGTAGTCCACCGAGCAGAAGACTCTGCCAGGGCGAGGCACGAAGCAGTCGCGCACGCCACCCTTGCGCGGCATGAGCTGCACGAGCCCTTCGTAGCTGGAACGACCCGAGGACAGCAGTACGTTGGGCCTCACGTTGAGCGGCTTGGTGGCCGCTTCGCGGAGGGCCGGGATGTAGGTGGCAATCTTGTCCACCTTGGACACGGTGGCGAAAGCCTCCAGCACGGGGTCGTGCGACTCCTCCAGCGCCACCCGGTCGGTCGCAACGTCGCCCTTCTCGGTGCGGGGCGGCTGGCCCATGTACGCCTGCTCGACCAGCGCCTTGAGCTTCTTGGTGTCCTTCACCAGCTTCGGCTCTGCCTTGGTGCCACCGACCTTGTACAGCCCCTCCTTGAGAAAGCGGGCCTTGAGCGACTCCTGCTGCTCGACAGTCGCATGCGCGAGAGCCTCGACCGCCGCCGGGTCAGTGCGGAGCCCCCACATCGCGCCCAGGTGCATGCAGAACGCTGCGTGGGCCTGCGTGGGTTGGTCGTGCAGGTTCTGGCAAGGCTCACGGGTCAGCAGCATCGCCTTGGCGACCGCGAGCGTGTTTCGCACGTCATCGAGGGGGTACTGCTGCGCGTCGGCGGGCCACTGCTCGATGGGAGTACCGTCGAGCAAGGCATAGGAGGTGCGGAAGCGAGCGTTGTCCTTCGCATCCGCGCGCCCCAGCCACTCCTCGACCAGAAGCTGCAGGCTGTATCGACCTGACTGCACCTTCGTGCCGTCCTTGCGGAACAGGTCGCCTTCACGGAGCCGGCCCTCGGCAATCGCGTTGAGCGTGGCAGCGATGCCGATGTCGAGCACCCTGCCCTGCTCGTACGCGCGCCAGATGAGCCCCATCATGGCCGGGCGGTGCGCGAGCACACAGCCAAAGTCGTAGGCGATGTTCTGCCCGACGACCGTGCCAGACTGCAGCGCGAATGCCAGCGAATCCAAGGCATCCTCACGAGCGAGCAGCGACACTTTCTCATCGCTGGCGAACGCGCCGCAGACGATGGGCGGCGAGAGGAGGCCGGGCTGGATTTTGTGAGTCTCGACGTCGAACGCGACAAGGTTCATCGCTCCACCCCGTACCGCTCGTCGAGCAGCGAGACGACCTCGCTCGTCGTCAGGTGCGAGCCGCCTTGACCCTCGACAAACGCCCACGCGCACGCCACAGAGACTGTCTCGTTCAGCATTCGCTCCAGGGCCTCTGCCACGTCTGTGATGTCGTCGCGCTCGCGTGTCAGCTTCTGCACCCGCTTCTGCAGCATCTGGATAGCCTGATTCATACCCACTCCTGTACAGGAAATCCGCCGAGGTGTGCCTTCTTGAGCCCCTTGCGTGCAATCAACTCCCAGTCATCGAGCATCATCGTCGCAGGGACAACAACGACAACAGGCTGCGTGTGGCTGTCGTACCGATTCCACACAACGCGGTAGTAAGCAGCGACTCGCGACACACCGTCAACCTTTGCGTACACGCAGCCAACGATGCGCCTGTTACCCGCCTCGTCCCTGTCCACCTCTTCGTTGAACGAGACACTCCCTGCAAACCCTGGTTTCGCTTTTGGCATCGCTTGGACTCACCTTTCGTGTGTGACCGCACTCTAGCTCTTCGGAACAAAGCACCATAAGGTCGTCGCTCGTCCTCGACGGACGGTAGCCGCGCCCGACAATTTTCCGGCGAGCAGACTCGCGCTTATCCACCCTGTAGTACCGCTGGTACGCGGTCTGGCAGACCGAGTCTCCGCAGGTCATCGAGGGCTTGGTGACTTTGGGCGCTCTAGGCTCTCCGCAGAACGGGCACTCGTCCGGTCGAGCGGAGGCCAGCATGTCACGGAGTCCGACTCGTCGCGGCATCAAATGCCTCCATGAAGCTCATGCCTTGGGCCATGAGCGAGTCGATGGTGCTGCGCTTGTCCTCGCTGAGGTGAAAGGCGTACTCGTAGCGCGCCTTGTACTCAGCGGTGTTGTCGCCCATGCTCGCGTACTTCTGGAACTGCTTGAGCCCCCGCTCGACCTCGGGGCTATTTCGCAGTCGGCGCAAGCTATCCTTGTCGTCGTGCGTCACGGCTTCGCTCCCTTTAGGTGCTTGCCCCACGCCTCTTCAGACGCGACCAGCACCCGGCGCGGGCTGAAGCGGTGCAGCAACTCGGGCAGCACATCCGGCTCGCTGGCGGCGTGGTTGTCCTGCGGCCCGTTGACAGCCAAGTCGGACAGCGTGCGGACAACGCCGCTCCGCACGACAGTCACGCCGCGAAACTCCCACTCGTCGCCATCGATTCGCGTGGCGTAACCAACGCGCGTGACGCTCCAGTAGCGGCCCGGCACCTGAATCAAAATCAATCCCTCTCGCATGTCTGCTCCTTTCCAGAATGTGTTTGTGTTTTCGAAGTCGGCGTCGTCGTCGGCGGCGGCGGCGGCGGCGGCGACGGCGACGGCGTCGGCGGCGGCGGCGACGGCGGCGGCGACGGCGGCGACGGCGTCGTCGGCGGCGACGGCGTCGGCGTCGTCGGCGTCGGTGTCGTCGGCGGCGTCGTCGGCGTCGTCGGCGGCGACGGCGTCGGTGTCGTCGGCGGCGGCGTCGTCGGCGGCGACGGCGTCGTCGGCGGCGACGGCGTCGGCGGCGGCGACGTCGGCGGCGGCGGCGTCGGCGTCGGTGGTGCGCTGCGCCACCCGCATCAGCCACGTCACCGTCGCGCCGCGCTCAAGCTGCTCGTCTTCCCACACCGCACGGTGTGCGGGCTCGCTGCGTCGGTCGGTCATTTGTCCTCCGTCACGAGCGGGGTGGCGCGGCACAGCACGCAGCCTCTCTCGTGCGGGTGCTCCGCGCGCCCACGGTGCTCGCCCCGGCCTTCGGTGCGGCACACCCGGCACCACGAACGCTCCAGCGCCACCTCCACCTCCGCGAGCGCCAGCGCATCGCGCAGCCGCTCGACCTCGGCCACCAGTCGGAGGCGCTCGACCTCCGCGGCGGCGAGGTTGCGCTGTAGTGCTGCGATGGTGTCCTTGTCACTCACGGCTTCCCCCTCCTTCGGCTGACGGACGGCACTCCAGCCTGACCGGTCCCGTCTCAATTCTCGCGCATCCAATGGGAATGCAGCGACTCTCACCCCACGTTCCCGCTGGGCAGTCTGTCAGTCGGTGAAACTCCGCGTGCGTTGCGCGCTCATAGCCACCGCCAAGCACCGTGCCGAAAACAAAGGCAACGAGAACTGCACCGACGCCGAGCGTGTCGGGTAGCCACCAAAGGCGCTCGCTCACGGCTTCTCCTCCGTCACGAGCGGGGTGGTGCGAATCGCATCGGCAAGGCACTGGAGCGGCACGCCGTCGTCCGCGTCCTCGACCATGCTCGCGCACGCCTCCCGCAGCCGCTCGACCTCGGCGCGGGCCTCGCGACAGCAAATAGAACACGCGCCACACCCGCCATTCCCGGCGTCTCTCTCCTCCCTGCAAGACTCAGCGGGATACTTTTTCTGCATAAACGCAGCTTGCCAGTGACCGGCCTCCTCGCGTAACCGCTCGACCTCGGCGCGGGCTTCGTTGCGTTCGCGCTCCAGTCGGTAAAACAGCTCGTAGTCTGAATCTCTCCACCATGCGCGTGCCATGTAATCCTCCAAGGCCGGTGCGGGGTTCGAACCCGCGTTTCTGGTTTTCCAGGTCTTGCCTCAAGCGACGCAGAACCACGAGAACGTGTTGAAGTCTCTGCGCCGCAGGTCGGGTGTGCCCCGTACAGGATGAACCGGCTTTGCTGCAAATCTACCCGCCAAGCTCCTTGCGGCGCGTCGCTACCTTCTCAGGCGAGTTCTCACCGTTCACGGGCGAGAACCGAGCGAAGCTCTTCGACGGGTCTTTCGTCGAGCGAACCATGTCGTACGCCACGACGAAGCCCTTCAGTGCCTGCGAGGGACCGTAGACCTCCTCCAGCGTCTCGGTCACCTCCTCGGGCTTCACCTCCGACTCGCGGAGCCCCAGGCACGCGAGGCAGAAGTCCTTCGCGTTCGCCAGCGCCATCTCGCCGCCGACACCCGGCTTGTCGAAGTTCTGCACCCAGCTCTTCTGAGAGCCCACGGTCGGAAGCCCCGTCATGCCGGCCACCTTCGGCTCGACGCTCAGAATGCGGAAGTTGTGAATGCCCGAGCGACCCTTGAACCCGGTCTTGATGGTCGTCTCCAGCACCAGCAGCGTACCCCGCGTGTCCGGCGGCAGGTACTCACCCGACGACATGGACTTCGCAGCAGCAATCTTGGAGAAAAGAGGATTCGACATTGCTTTACCTTTCGTTGGTTTTGACTTCGGTTTCGCGTCCCCGGAATTGGGAACGAGAACGTTATAGCCACCTGCGATGGGGCTGTCAACTACGAGAAGCCCCACGTCGCTCTGGCGACCAGTTTCTGCGGAGCCCCGAAGGACTCCTGAATGTACCCCGCCAGCCCCCGCGCGCGGTCTACCGCCTCGACGTACGCCGGGGTGTGGCGGTAGACCTCGACGGTCACCTCGTCCGCGAGCTGCCCCTGCCGGTGCATTCGCCCTACGAGCTGCTCCCAGGTGGCCCCATCAGCCGGCGGGTGAGCAACAAGGCTATGAGCAAATGCCTGTAGGTTCTTTCCAGTGCCGTGCGCGCGGATGGATGCCACGACCCGCTCGTTTCCAGAAAGAAGGAGCACTCGTTTATCGCCGTCTGCGCCCGGGCAAGCGAAGACCACACCGTCTGCACCGCTTCCAGCGTGTCCGACCATTCGACGTGCGAATGCGTCATGCTCGTACCAGCAGATGCCTCCGCTGCTTTGCTCTCGGAGCCACTCGACGGCATCGAAGACGAGGAAGTCGTGCAGCCAGACGGCTTCCGTTTCGGGCTGGGCCGTTTCTCGGACTTCTCGCCATTCAAGCCAGTGCTCCGACTCCCACGTCGGCTGCGGGCCGCTCCTCGTGCGCGGCTTGATTTCGACCCTCTGAATCTCTCTCCCATGCTCATCCCTCTCGATGTGAACGTACCCGTCGTGCCACCGAATCGCGGCCTTCGTGAGCAGCAACGGGCTGTCCATGTGGACACCACCAGACTTCAGCCGCTCACGCAGCTCCGAATGCCACGCCTTCCGCACTGCCAGCCAACGGTCGATGATTTCGACCGACTCACCCCGAGGCCAGCGCCAGCGGTAGTAGAACCCGCTCGACAACTCCCTCTGGACCCGGCGGATGTCGAGCGCCTGCACCAGCTCCTCGCCGTCAGGCCGGCACCACGTCTGCTCTACGCGCTTCAGGGCCTCTTGGATGACCTCGGGGCATTCGACCTGCCGTTCGTTGATGAGGAGGGATGCCTCGCAGCGGGTGTCGTCGGCGCTGGAAACGACACCGTGAGTGTCCAAGAGCCGTCGTCGAAGACCTGCGCGAGCATCAGCCTCTCCGAGCCGTCGAAGCTCGCCCGCATCCAAGGGAAAGGGAGACGGGTCCACAGCCGCGCTCCACTCCTCCACAGTCGGGTGGAAAAGAGGTACTGGGCTTCCCTGTCTGAGGGCTGCGGCAGAGATGTGGGCGTAGTCCTTGAGGCTGCGGGACGTGAGCGTGCCGCTCCACGCGAGGACTCTGACATACGGGTGCTCCTTGAGGAAACGCATGAACCGCTTCGTTCGCGCGGCGGTTGAATTTCGGACGTTGTGGGCCTCGTCGATGATGATGAGGTCCGGGTTCAACTTCGGCAGCAAGTCGCTGGACTTGGCTCCTGACAGCTCCGAGAACGCGACGACGTGCAGCAGCGGTTTCCCAGGAACGTACCAGCCGGCACCGACGAGGTTGGGGAGGTGCCAGTGCTGCCCATAGAAATGCCAGTCCACGTCGAGCATCTGCCGTTTGAGGTTTGGCGGGAGCAGCAGCGCCGCCGTCTTGGTCGCAGGGACGACGGTCGATGACAGCAGGTCGAGCAGGCTCTTCCCGTGTCCAACGCCGATGGGGCCGAGCAGCCCGCCGGCATTAGACATTTCCTCAAGTGCCCACGCCTGCACCGGCAGAAGGCGAGAACAGCAGCGGCGGCGGAAGCGAGTCTCGCACTCGCAGCGCACGTTGCCCTTGCCGAGCTTCGCAGTCCACTTCTCGACGAGCGCCTGCAGCTCCGCCTCGGACGGGCGCGCACGACGAGGGAGCGCGAGCACGCGCTCCAGGTCGGCAGAGTTCCCGACGTGGCGACCCTTCCGCAAGGAGAGGTCGCTCGCAGGGAAGTGGCTTCGGGGCACGGTTGGGGGGTCACCGCTACTTGCGGTAGCGATGGAGGGCCGTGCCCCGAAGCCTAGTTTTTGAAGCAGCGACGGCACGACTACTTCTTCGACCCGTCAGCGAGGCTCGCGGTCTGGTAGAGGCTCAACTCCTGATTGAGCCGCTCGCGAATCTTCTGCGAGAGGGCGTCGAGCACCGCGCTTTCATCTCGGTCCACCTCGGCGTCCATCGACAGGTCCACGCGAGCGGAGTTGAAGTTGCCCATGTTGAGCGTCAACCCGTGGCTCAGGGTCACCCGCTTGATGCTGAAGAAGACCGGGCTAGGGGCGGGCGCGGGTTTCGACGTCGGCGCGGGCGCGTACGCCGCAGCGACCGCAGGGGTGGGCGGCGCGGGTGCGGGAGGCGGAACGGAAGGCGCGTCCTCAATCTTCAGCTTGCGAGGACGACCAGGGCCGCGCTTCGCCGGAACCGGCGCGGGTGAAGGAGCTACCGGGGCCGGCGGAGGGGGCGCTGCTGGGGCCTCGACCGCAGGGGAGAAGCCGGGCACCGGGTCGGCGGCGAGCGCGGGCACCGACGCCGGGGCATCGGGCGGGAGCACGGGCTCGGCGGAAGGCTCAGAGGCGGTGGGGGTGGTAGCGGGCGACTTGTACGACGCGAGGAGTTCCTTGAGAGATGGCATGAGGCTGTCCTTTGGGCAACGGTCTTGGAAACTGCAGAACTTACACTTCGCTGTGTCGATTCGGGTTTTGGCTACGTCTGTGACTTTGGCTGCGACCTTCATCCGCTCGACGATGGGCACAATAACGTTATTCGTATGGGCGTCAAGGCCCTCGTGCGTCACCTGCGTCGAAACTCGCTCGGCCCGAATGCTTCCGCGCGTTTGGAAGTAGACGTGCGAGAGCGTCAGCGGGTTGCCGCACTCCTTCGCCCGCTTGACGTACTGCGCGTAGAGGACGAGTTGCGTGTTCGTCTTGAGGCTCTGCGGGTTCTTGGCGTACCGCTCGATGGAGCTGGTCGTCTTCCAGTCAAGCACGGTGTGGACGCCGTGGGTTCCCAGCAGCAGGTCGATGCGACCGCGCACGAGGCAGCCGGCCAGCTCCAGCTTCATCCACTCCTCGACGGCGAGCACCTCGGGCTTCACGTCATCGACGATGTGCTTGCCGGCCTTGAACAGCTCCCAGGCGCGGGGGTTGTTGGGGGCCTCGGGTCGCGCTCCGAGGTAGTGCTCGATGGTGGCGTGCAGAGCGTCACCGAGGCTCTGGCTCTCGGTCTGCGGCTCGGGCCACTTCAGGATGCTCTTGAACCACCACTTTCGCTCGCAGCCGAAGGGGCTGGAGTGGTCGAAGGACTCAATCTGCGAAGGGCTGATGATGAGTTCATACTTCTTGCCCTCTTCCAACTTCGCCTCGGCTCTGAGCCTTTGTGTAGGAAAGTACGCCTCGTTAGGGAGGTTCTTGTCGCTGTTGTTCACTTCGCTCACTTTGCACCCATCCTTTGAAGTAGTTCCTGCTCCGAATCGTTTGACGACAGTCTCTCAGCACGACGCAAGGCATCAGGCACGACGTAGACGTACCCGCTGACGGTGCGCTCGCGTCGGCATCCAAGCCGACGCAGCGCCTTGCCGATGCGAATGAACAGCCCCCGGTGCGATGCCTCATCGACCCCAGCCATGAAGACGTACTGAGCGATGTCCGCTGACCTGAGCACCTTCGGTCGCTGCTCGATTGCCTTCTTCGTGTACCAATCCGAGATGCGAGCAGCCATCAGCTCGACGGGCGACTCGCGCGCGTAGACGCCGGCCTCTTCGGCAAAGAGGTTGCGCTCGTCCAGCAGCACCCACCAGGGGATGTTCGCAAGGTACATCTCCGTCGCCTCGGCCCAAATCTGCGTCAGGTCGGCCTTGATGCGCTCGTAGTCCACGCGAGTCACGCTCACCGGCCAGAAGCGGCGGTGCCCGGTGTCGTCCTCAAGGAACTCGTCGTCGTTCGTCGTGCCGATGAACACGCCTCGCCTGGGGTACTTGGCGTTTGTCCGCTCGTAGGGCATGCGGACTGAGTCATGGGTCGTCGTGAGGAATGCCTTGAACGACTCCATGTCGCTGCGTCGCAGCGTCGCAAGCTCGGCCAGCTCGACCAGCCAGTGCGTCGCCACGATTTGTACGCTGTCCTTGTTGTTGACGTCCAACTTCGTCGTCGTGCTCCACTCACCTTCGTTGGCGAGCAGCTCGACCAGCCGCGTCTTGCCGAGCCCCTGCACACCCTGCAGCACGAGCATGGTGTCCACCTTCGCGCCTGGGGCGAAGGCGCGGGCCACGCACGCGACGAAGAACTTCCGGCCCACCTTCGACAGGTAGTCGTAGTTCCCCTCCGCGCCGCAGTAGTCGAGGAAGAACCGCTCCACACGAGACTTGCCGTCCCAGCGCAGCCCCTCCAGCCACTGCCTCACGGGGTTGAAGCCGTGCCGGCGGGCCACGAGGTTGAGCACCGCCGCGCATGCCTCCCGCGTCGCAGCCATCCGGTACGCGCTCGCGGACAGCCACGAGGATAGAGCCACGTCCAAGTAGCCCGGCGGCTGGTTCTCCAACGGAGTGCCCGTGACGTCCAGCTCCAGCGTCAGCTCGTTCAGTCGCACCCGCCCGGCGAAGTGCCGGTCGCGCTCCAGAATCTGCTCCAGGTTGTACAGGCACGATTGCAGGTCGCCCTTCGCGTTTCGCAGTAGCTCGACGGACTCGATGGTCTGCCCGTAGCTGCTCGCGGTCGAGTGCGGGGCGAGGGCATCGACCGCCGCCTTGGCTGCGTTGAGCCGCTGCCGGTCGGCCTCGACGTTGGCGAACGCGCGGACGATGCTGGAGCGAGCGACGGCGACCCACTCCTCGACCGTGTCGCCCTCCAGGGGCATGGAGCTGCCGAAGTTGCGGCTGATGAGGTCGAGCAACGACTCCGGGTCAACGCCCGTGCCGGCGTAGCGCGCCAGTGCCGCGCAGGCAGCGTGAAGGCGTACGTTCCGCTCACCGGGGCCGGCGTCAAACCGCACCTCCAGCAGCTTCCGCGCGTCGGATGCAGCTCGCGACCCCACTCTCGGCAGGCGAAGCAGCAGCTCCGACACGTCGAGGGGCTGCAGAATTTTTTCAGCCGCTGATGACGGGCTGGGCTTGTTGAACGTGCGGGCCGAGGTTACGGGCGCGGGCGCAGTGGCGCGCGGCAAGGGCTCCAGCAGCCGACCGCTTGCGCTCAGTGCCACGGGCTCGACGCCGGGCGGATTCGACGGCAGGTAGTACAGGCGCGCCGCATCACGGCACGCTGCGTCGGGCTTGATACCGAGTCGCTCGGCGGTGGTTTGCCACAGCTCAGGCAGCTCCTGGGGCAGGATATCGCGAGCGAGCGGCAGCACGAGCCTCCAGCAGCCACTGTGGGTGCTGTGAAGGACGTGCGTGTACTGCTGCAGCTCCTCGGGGTGCTCAACGGTCGGGTCCGCCTCATCCAAGTCGAAGACGAGGCATGACAGCGCCTCTACGTTCTCGATAGCGCGAGGGGCATCCGTTCGAAAGCGCGCAGGGCTCCAGGCGGGGCCGTCCTTGTCAGGGCGTGTCTCGTGCGTCGAGAGCGCGTGACACAAATCGGCCCAGGTCACCGTCAGGGGGGATGGTTGGTTGTCTTTCGCAGAGGCGAAGAGGGACACTGCCAGCAGGCGCGGCTCTCGCATAGGGTCGGCTACCTTGCGTTACTTTCGCGATGGGCGCAAGCCACTAGGGATTGTGGCTCGGCTCGGTGAGGACACTAGAAACGCTAACGAAAATTTTTCAGGCGAAAATTTTTTGCCAGATTCTGCGGGGTTGAATTCTGTTTGGACCAGTTTTCAGAGGTTAGAGAATCGTGTAGGGGCGCATGCGACATGTGGGGGCGTGTGGGATATGTAGGGGCGTGTGGGATAAAACTTACATGAACAAAATCAAAGGGTTAGCGCGCTGGCGGGTCGCGCTGGCGGGTCGCGCTGGCGGGTCGCGCTGGCGGGTCGCGCTGGCGGGTCGCGCTGGCGGGTCGCGCTGGCGGGTCGCGCTGG